ATGAGCTCAGAATTATTAAAAGTACAGATTATACAAGCAGGGCGAAAAGCTGTAGAGCAGCTTATAAAGGTAGCCAAAGAAGATATTATAAAGCCGGATCCCCAAGATGATATAGCAGCAGATAAATTAAAAAACGCAGCAGCCACAAAAAAACTTGCAATATTCGACGCTTTTGATATATTAAATAAGATAGATGCTGAACAAGAGAACATTAACATAAGCAAAAAAAATGGAGACAAAATCCAATCCAAGCAAGGATTCGCAGAGCGAAGATCAAAATAGATTATTTTACGTTGTTAAGAATCTTATTCCAAAAGGAGCTCTGAGCAAAAAAAATAAATCAAAGTCGTGGATTTATGGTTATAACGAAAAGTATGATATGGTCGTTATATCAAAGACAGGACAGATAGGTGATGTCGTGAACATTAATGGTCTTACAATAGCCCTTCCATTAGCTCCAGAAGAAATAGAAAAAAACTCAGAGGTAGTTAATAAGCAGTATTGGGTAAGAAAAGAATTGCCTAAACCCTTAAGTCGTATTCAATCTATTTTTCAATGGAATGAAATGGTAGGCATATTCAAAGATAAATGGGTTGATTATATAGAACAAGAGTTTGACCGTCGTGATGAAGGCTATTGGTTTTATAACAATGGAAAAAAAACCTACATGACAGGATCGCATTACATGTACTTGCAGTGGACTAGTATTGATATAGGTTATCCAGATTTTAGAGAAGCCAATAGAATATTTTTTATTTTTTGGGAGGCATGTAAAGCAGACAATAGATGTTTTGGATTATCCTATTTAAAAATACGTAGATCAGGATTTTCTTTTATGGGATCATCAGAGTGTGTCAATACAGGAACATTGGTAAAAGATTCTAGGGTTGGAATACTTTCTAAGACAGGGGCTGATGCTAAAAAAATGTTTACAGATAAGGTGGTGCCAATAGCGAATCGATTACCATTCTTTTTCAAACCTATTCAAGACGGTATGGATAAGCCAAAGACTGAGCTTGCTTTTCGTATACCTGCATCTAAGATTACCAAAAAGAATATGTATGAAATTGTAGATGATGAGCTCTATGGTTTAGATACCACAATTGACTGGAAGAATACAGACGAAAACTCTTATGATGGTGAAAAGTTATTGCTGCTCGTACATGATGAAAGCGGTAAGTGGATTAAGCCAAACAATATTCTCAACAACTGGAGGGTTACAAAAACGTGTTTGAGATTAGGTAGCAAGATTATAGGTAAGTGCATGATGGGCTCTACGTCAAACGCCTTAAGTAAAGGAGGGGATAATTATAAAAAGCTATATGAAGATTCAAATATAGAAACTAGAAATGATAATGGTCAAACTAAAAGCGGTATGTATTCTTTGTTTATTCCTATGGAGTGGAACATGGAAGGTTTTATAGATAAGTTTGGTATGCCCGTATTCTACAAGCCAGAAACAAAAATACTCGGAGTTGATAATGAAATGATAAGCAACGGCGCCATTGACTATTGGAAAGCTGAGGTTAACTCACTCAGTAAAGATGCGGATGCCTTGAATGAATTTTACAGACAGTTCCCCCGCACCGAATCTCATGCATTTAGAGATGAGAGCAAAACGTCGTTATTTAATCTAACAAAGATATATCAGCAAATTGATTACAATGACTCTTTAATTATAGAGCAACATGTCACACGAGGAAAGTTTTATTGGCAAGATGGGATATTAGATTCTAAAGTAATTTTTTCTCCAGATCCAAAAGGTAGGTTTAGGGTATCATGGATGCCAAACAAGGATATCACTAATAAAAAATACAAAAAGTTTAGTCATTATTTTCCACTAAATGAGCACATTGGTGCATTTGGATGTGATTCATATGACATATCCGGTACAGTTAAAGGTCGTGGATCTAATGGTGCTTTACATGGGTTGACCAAATACAGCATGGAAGAGGCGCCAAGTAATGAGTTTTTTTTAGAGTATGTAGCTAGACCACAAACGGCGGAGATATTTTTTGAAGAAGTTCTTATGGCCTGTGTGTTTTATAGTATGCCTATTCTAATTGAGAACAATAAACCTAGGCTTTTGTATCATTTCAAAAATAGAGGATATAGAGGTTTCTGCATGAACAGACCAGATAAACATTTTACAAAACTTTCTAAAACAGAAAAAGAGCTTGGAGGTATACCGAATACGTCTGAAGATGTAAAGCAATCACACGCATCAGCAATAGAATCTTATATTGAAAAACATGTAGGATTGGATTTGTCGGGAGCATACAGAGATCCATCTGATATGGGAAGCATGAATTTTACAAGGACCTTGGATGAGTGGGCAAGATTTGATATTAATAATAGAACAAAGTTCGATGCTAGTATCAGTTCTGGTTTAGCAATTATGGCCAACCAAAAAAACCTATATTTACCTGAACAAAAACAAAACAAAATAAACCTTAACTTTGCAAGGTATACTAATAATGGAATTTATAGTGAATTAATCAAATAGATGGAAGACGTAAAAATTAATATTTCATCTGTAGGTTTTCCAAGTCAGTTTGTATCAGACTCAGAAAAAGCAACCAAGGAATTTGGTTTACAGATAGGACAAGCGATACAATACGAATGGTTTAGAAAAGACTCAAACGGATCTAGATACTATAGCCAATGGAGAGACTTTAACAGATTAAGACTTTATGCTAGAGGTGAGCAGTCTATTGGTAAATATAAAAATGAATTAGCCGTTGATGGTGATTTGTCATATCTAAATTTAGACTGGACACCAGTGCCTATTCTACCTAAATTTGTAGATGTTGTTGTTAATGGAATGCAAGATCGTCTTTTCAAAGTTAAAGCCTATGCTCAAGATGCATTGTCTCAAGCTAAGAGAAGTAAGTATCAAGATATGATAGAAGGTCAAATGGCGGCCAAAGATATATTGACAACCGTACAAGAAAACACAGGCTTCGACCCTTTCATAATGAATCCAGATGAATTGCCTGCGTCAGATGAGGAGCTTTCTCTGTACATGAACCTTAATTATAAACCTGCAATAGAGATAGCTGAAGAAGAAGCTATAGATACAATGTTTGCAGAAAACCACTATGAAGATATTCGTAAGCGCATAGACTATGACCAAATGGTTGTGGGCGTAGGTATGGCTAAACACGAGTTTCTTCCAGGGGCTGGAGTTAAAGTTTCATATGTAGATCCAGCAAACGTGGTATATAGTTACACTGAAGACCCATTCTTCAAGGATTGTTTTTACTGGGGTGAAATTAAAACAGTCTCATTGACTGAACTCAATAAGATTGATACAACTCTGACTACAGAGGACTTAGAAAAGATTTCACAATACAGTCAAAGCTGGTATGATTATTTTAATACTGCACAGTATTATGAGAACGATATATTTTATCGTGACACATGTACCCTTATGTATTTCAATTATAAGACCACCAAAAAAATGGTCTATAAGAAAAAGTTAAACGACAACGGTTCTTCACGAATGATAGAAAAGGATGATAGTTTTAATCCTCCAGAAGAAATGCTTGAAGAAGGAAAGTTTGAAAAAATAGAAAAAACTATTGATGTATGGTATGACGGTGTAATGGTTATGGGTACTAATATTATTCTCAAGTGGGAACTTGCTAAGAATATGGTCAGGCCTAAGTCATCTTCACAGCATGCTATGCCTAACTATGTGGCAGCAGCTCCTAGAATGTACAAGGGTGTTATTGAGTCTCTAGTCAGAAGGATGATACCATTTGCCGATCTGATACAAATGACACATCTTAAGTTACAACAAGTAATTGCTAGAGTTGTGCCAGACGGGGTGTATATTGATGCGGATGGATTAAATGAAGTAGACCTCGGAACTGGCGCAGCTTATAATCCAGAGGACGCATTACGTTTATACTTTCAAACAGGGAGTGTGATTGGGAGAAGTTATACTCAAGAAGGAGAATACAATCAAGGCAGGGTGCCGATACAGCAATTAACTAGCAACTCTGGGGCATCTAAAACTCAAATGCTTATCGCTAATTATAATCATTACTTAGACATGATTCGCTCTGTGACTGGTTTAAATGAAGCTAGAGATGGGTCTACCCCAAACTCTGATGCACTAGTAGGAGTACAAAAATTAGCAGCATTAAGTTCCAATACAGCTACCCGCCATATATTAGACGGAAGTCTTTACATATATCGTACGTTAGCTGAAGCGTTAACGTATAGGGTGGCTGACATATTAGAATACTCTGATTTTAAAGATGACTTCATTAATAAAATTGGTAAGTACAATGTTAGTATCCTTGGAGAAATAGCAGATTTATATATTTATGACTTTGGTGTGTTTATAGAACTATCACCAGATGAAGAGCAAAAAGCAATGCTTGAGCAGAACATACAAATGGCTTTGTCAAAAGGTGATATAAATTTAGAAGACGCTATAGATATACGAGAAATTAAAAACTTGAAGCTTGCTAATCAGCTTCTTAAGGTTAAGCGTAAAGCAAAACAAGAACAAGATGAGCAACGTGAGATGCAAAAACAAGCTATGATTGCGCAGCAGCAACTTAAATCTCAAGAGTTAGCAGCGCAAGTAGCTATGCAAACAATAGAATTAGAAACTCAAGGTAAGCTCAAGTATAAGCAAGGAGAAATGCAATTAGAGATTGAGCGCAATAAAGTAGAGGCGCAGCTTAAAAGCCAACTGATGGAGCAAGAGTTTAATTATAATCTACAGTTACGACAAATGGATGGTATGTCTTTATCTAAAAGAGAAACTTCTAGAGAAGATGCTAAGAGTCAAAGAATTAGTCAACAAAACACAGAGCAGTCTAAATTAATAAACCAACGTAAAAACAATCTTCCTCCTCAAAACTTTGAGTCTAATGAAGATAGTTTGGATGGTTTTGACTTGGCTGAGTTTGAGCCTAGATAGTGCCAAAAACGTATATATATTTTATATAACTTTGTAATACATAAAATCTAATCTAAATCAAATGGAAATTAAAGTACGAGAATTAACTGATGTTAAAGAAAAATCAACACAAGAAGTTGAGCAAGAGCTTTTAGATAAGCATGATGCCCAACAAGAATTAAAGTTTGACGACACTAATATAAAGGTGTCAAAAGAAAAGCCAGAGTCTACAGAAGCGGAGGTAAAGACGGAAGAGGCACAAGATACAGTAAGCGAAGAAAAGCCTGAGCCTACTGAAAAAGAAATTACTTCGCCTGAGTTATCAGAAGAAGACGTTCTTTCATTTATTGGAGAAAGATATGGTAAGCAGATTAATTCTATAGATGAATTAGTTGAAGCAAAAGCGGAGGCACCAGAAATGCCAGAGGATATTGCAGCTTACTTTAAGTATAAAAAAGAAACAGGAAGAAGCATTGAGGATTTTGTTAAGTTACAAAAAGATTACTCAGATGTAAATCCTGAAACTTTGGTAAGAGAGTATTTAACAATTACTGAAGAAGGTTTAGATCCTGAAGACATAGACTCATTAATGGATGACTATGTTTATGACGAGGAGCTAGATGATGAATCAGTAATCAAGAAGACTAAATTAGCAAAGAAAAAAGTTATTGCTAAAGCAAAAAGATTCTTTAAGGAACAGCAAGAACAATACAAGTTGCCCCTTGAGTCAAGGGAAAACTCGTTCGGCGATTCTGAAGAATACCAAGCTTATAAGCAATATGTGAATACGGCTCAAAGTCAGCAGGAAGAAGCTAATCGAAAGAGCGAATGGTTTGTTAAAAAAAGTAATGAATTATTCGATACAGAATTTAAAGGTTTTAAGTTCAATTTAGATCAAAACGATATATACTTTACACCTGGGAGTGCTTCTGAATTAAAGAAAGCTCAAGAGACGCCAATGAATTTTGTAAATAAGTTTATTGACGACAAAGGACTTTTAAATGATCCAGAGGGATACCACAGATCTTTAGCTATAGCAATGAATCCAGATAAGTTTGCTCAGTTTTTTTATGAGCAAGGTAAATCTAGTGCCACAGAAGATGTTATGCGTAAAACCAAAAATATAAATATGACGGAGCGCAATACACCAGAGTCGGTTGCTAAATCAGGATTCCAAGTTAAATCAGTCTCAACCCCTTCAAGTAATGGGCTGAGAATTAAAAGTATAAAAAGAACTTAATATTAATTTAAAATTTTATAATCATGGCAGGACAAGTAAAATCCACACCAACATTTGCGCTAACGCCGAGTTCGGAAAGAACTCCTACAGCACAAAACTACATAACTAACTTTGACTTTTTAAATCAGTATCTACCTGATACTTACGAAAAAGAATTTGAGCGTTATGGTAACAGAACTATCTCTTCATTTCTACGTATGGTAGGAGCAGAGATGCCTACTAACTCTGACCTTATCAAATGGGCAGAACAAGGTAGATTACATACTAAATATACTCAAGTGGGTGTTCCAGCTGGGGCACAAGTAGCTGCAGACCAAGTTGTATTTCAAGTAAATGATGTGCTAGACCCGACGGCTGCAGACCAAGTTATTCGTGTTGGACAAACAGTAGTTATTGTAAAAAATGACGGATCAGGATCAAACAAAGCAGTTATAAGCTTGGTTGATAATGCTGCTGGTGGAAGAGGTAGATTCACGGCTGACTTTTATGAAGCAGGAGGATTTACTGGAGGAACAGCAGCAGGAGCGTCTGACGTTACTGTATTTATCTACGGATCAGAATTTAGGAAAGGAACAGCCGGTATGGTTGGTTCACTAGAATCTAATGATTTTATTTTTGAAAACAAGCCAATTATTATTAAAGATACGTACAATGTATCTGGATCTGATATGGCTCAAATTGGATGGATTGAAATCACTACTGAAGATGGCGGAACAGGATACCTATGGTACCTAAAATCTGAGCACGAAACAAGACTACGTTTTGATGACTTCTTAGAAACAGCAATGATTGAAGCTGTACCTGCTGAGACTAACTCAGGGGCTGCTGCCATTCTTGGTAGCTCGGGTGCTGCTGCTAATCCAGGTGCTGGATCTGATGGTATATTCTACAGTGTACAACAAAGAGGTAATATCTGGGACGGTGGAAACCCAACAGTGTTAGCTGACTTTGACAATGTAATTAGTCGTCTAGATAAGCAAGGAGCAATTGAAGAAAACGTATTATTCGTTGATCGTCAGTTTGCTTTTGATATTGATGATATGTTAGCTGCACAAAACTCTTACGGAGCTGGCGGTACTTCATATGGTCTTTTTGACAATGACGAAGAGATGGCGTTAAACTTAGGTTTCTCAGGATTCCGTAGAGGTTATGACTTCTATAAGACTGACTGGAAATACTTAAATGACCCAACTATGAGAG